AGATCAACGTATGCGTGATGTGCTCTCGGTGCGTCAGGGAGATATCTCTAAGGTATACCCTGCAATGTTTTCAGAGGAATACCCAAAGCCTCTGGTTGCAAACTTCATTGACGTAGCAGCACGAGACTTAGCAGAAGCGATGGCACCACTGCCATCCTTTAACTGCTCAGCAACCAATATGGTTTCAGATGCAGCACGCAAGGCTGCAGATACTAGAACTCGTATCGCAAACTTTTATGCAACAAACTCTGACCTACAACTGCAGATGTACACAGCAGCAGACTGGTATAACACCTACGGTCTTGGTATCGGTATGGTTGAGATGGACTTTGAGGACAATAATCCTCGTATCCGTATGCTCAACCCATTTGGTACCTACCCAGAGTTAGATCGTTATGGTCGTGTATTATCTGTAACACAGGTAATCATTACCGATGCAGAGACATTAGCTGCACAATACCCAGAATATTACGATTTGATCTTAGGTCGAAACCAGTACGCTCTATCTTCTCCTTATATCTCAATGGTCAAGTACCACGACAAAGACCAAGATCTACTGTACTTACCAGAGCGTAAGAACTTAGTATTAGCACGCACACCTAACATCTTAAATAAGCCAATGGCATCTGTCGTAATGCGTTCATCCCTAGATGGTGAAGCACGTGGACAGTTTGATGATGTTCTATCAGTTCAACTTGCTCGTGCTCGTTTTGCAATCTTGCAAATTCAAGCAGCAGAAAAGTCTATCCAAGCACCTATTGCTATCCCACAAGATGTGCAAGAGTTGGCACTTGGTCCAGATTCAATTATGCGTTCTGCTAACCCACAAGGTATTCGTCGTGTTCCACTAGAACTACCACCTGGAGTCTTTACAGAGTCTGGTGTGCTAGAGCGTGAATTACGTCTTGGTGCTCGTTATCCGGAAAGCCGTTCAGGTAACATTGACGCATCAGTTGTAACAGGCCGTGGTGTGCAAGCACTACAGGCAGGCTTTGATACACAGATCAAGGCAGCACAAGCACAGTTTGCTCGTATGTTCCAAGAACTTATCTCAGTTTGCTTTGAAGCAGATGAGAAAGTATTTGGTGGTATTCCAAAGACTATCAAGGGAACAGATGATGGAACACCTTACGTTCTTAAGTACACACCATCTCGTGACATCAAGGGTGAGTACGGCGTAGATGTACGCTACGGAATTATGTCTGGTATGGATCCAAACCGTGCCATCATTGCTTTACTACAAATGCGTTCAGACAAACTCGTTTCTCGTGACTATGTACGTCGTGAGATTCCAATGGACTTGAATGTTACGCAGGAGGAACAACGTGTTGATATTGAAGAAATGCGCGATTCTTTGCGCGTGGCTGTTGCTCAGTATGCTCAAGCCATTCCAGCCCTTGCAGCGCAAGGTCAAGACCCTACAGAGATTATCACCCGCATTGCGTCTGTTATCCAGGGTCGGCAAAAGGGCCAATCGCTAGAGAGCACAATCGAAAAAGCATTTATGCCAGAACCAACTCCAACCCCACAGATGCCACCAATGGCACCAGGTATGGAGCAACAGATTCCAGCAGCAGGTGCGGCCCCCGCCCCAGCCTCAGCGCAACCTCCACAAGAACAAGGTGGTATGGCCCCTGCTGCTGGTCAAAGACCCGATATAGCCCAATTACTCGCTGGTATCACCGGCGCAGCTTAAGCAGAGGAGGTGTAAATATGAACAAGGGATCTCGCGCAGCAGCGCCAATGTCAAAGCCAACTGAAGGCAAGAAGGACACATCTAAGCCAGCAGGACCAGGCAAGGTAGTTCCATCAATGATGCCAGCAGGCCGTCGTGGCAACGCAGTAAAAAAGGGATAATAACTTTTTAATGAGAGGTGTACTGGGCGATGAAAAATGATAACTACATTCCTCGTCCAGTACGCTTACTCGATCTTGTTGTAGTAGGTGTAGGATTTATACACAACATAGCTTCATCAATTGAAACCTTAACAGGTGAACTAATGGAGTTAGCAATTTATCATTCAAATCATCTTACTCAAACCAATAGGGCTTGGGAAGATATGACAGCAGATTTAGAAAAATTAGAGGAGGACAAATGACAACTGCACCAATGAACCCAAAAGCAGGCGTATCAGGTCCAGGCAAGTTTGCAGTACGTACCGATAAATTAGAAATGGGTTCAACAGCATACGGCGAAGGCGTTGAGACACAGGCTATTCAGTCTGGTGCTCCGCTAGCCAAGACTGGTGATGTCCGTCCTGCTCGCGCAGGAGATGTACGCGAAGCAGCACAAGCACCAGTAACTTCATTATTTGCACCAACACAACGCCCAGATGAGCCAGTAACAACTGGTATTAACCGTGGAGCAGGGGCAGGAGAAGAAGCATTAGTAATGCAATCTCAGTTTGCTCAACGCAAAATGTCAGACATTCTTGCTGAAATGATCCCGTATGACAATACTGGAGAAATTGCAATTCTCTACCAGAACGCTTTAGCGCGAGGTAACTAATGGCTGATAACTTAACATCTGCATCGTATGCAGCTAGGTTAGCAGCGGAGGATAGAAAAAGAGTAGAGGCATATAACAAGTCTCTTAAAACTCACAAAGAATTAAGTAATCTTCCACCTAGTTTAGCCAAGCAACAGTATGCAAAGTTAACTCCTGCACAACAGGAGTCTCTTAAGCAACAGTATGGCAACGAAGATCCAGCAGTAAAGCCAGACCAAGGTTGGCTTTCTACTGCTTGGAACTATACAGGCGGTGCAGTCGTAAGTGCATTAGGCAAAGGCCTAGCAGGATTACAAAATGTTTCTGATTTTTCTACACGTCTGTACAGAACTGTTGCTATTGCAGGTGACCAAGGCGTAGATCTTAATAAGGCTTGGGATATTGCCAACGATAAGGGCGATAAGGTCTTTAGTCCAGGACGTATTGACCGCGCAAGAGAACTATTTGATACCAACGCTGTAGATGTTGCAGTGCGTATTGCATCAGGTGAAGACCAAGGCAAGATTATTGCTGAGGCAACACCTGAGCAACTCAAGTATTTGCGTCTATATGACAAGACTCAGGGTACTAAAGAAGAGCAAGACCTCTTTCAAGATACATTAGATGCTGTTCAAGCAGCTAAGTACTCACCTGGTCGTCAATTTGCTAATGTGTTTTTCCCTGAAAAGTGGGAAGGCTCAGGATTTTTCTACAAAGCAGTATCTGGTGCAGTAGATGCAGTCTTTCGTCTTACCGCAGATCCACTTATTGTGGCAGGTAAGGCTAAGAAACTCTACGATATTAGTAAATACTCTGTAGAAGTTATCGTAGGTAGCGCAGCACGTGATGGTGTTGCATTTTCTAACTACTTTAACCAAGGTAAAACCATAGCATTCTGGAATGATTACGGTTCAAAGCTCAAGGCATACCGTGAAGCAGATAAAGCAAAGAACACAGTAGAGAAAGCACGTCTCATTGAAGAGATGAAGATACTTGCTCCTGAGTTCGGACCTGCAGTTATTCAAACATTCAACAAGGCAGATGAGCCTATTGAAGATGTTTTAACAGCAAAGGCTTTTTTCTCTAACGCTAAGCAGTTAGATGAGATGATTAAGGGTGCTGGTGGTCGTCGCCGTGTAATTGCGCCACGTATGACAGAGGCACGTAAGGCTCGTGTTGCTGCTCTTACTACAGTTAACAAAGTTTTTAACATTGACAAAGTTGGACCTGCGTTAGTTAACGCATCATTCTTTGGTGAAGAAGCAACAGATGCTGGTATCTACAAGGCTATTACAGAAGGCCGTGAAGAAATTGTAGAATCACTAGATGCTCTTAACAAGACTAAGAAGATAGGCGTTGCACGCTTTTCAATTGCAGATATCAACGTAAGAATTGACCGTTTCAAGCAACGTTTTGCTATCGCTCCTATGTTCAAGGACAACGAGCTAGATATGCTTGACGTTAACGCTCCTACTTATATCTATCGCTTGGCTCGTTTGGTATTTCCACAGCGTGAGGCTAAGTTGGCTGCAGAAACATTCCGTGGTATTGAGGATGTTGGTCAGCGTAAAGAGTTCTTCTATGGTCTTATGGATAACATTGCAGATATCCGTGGAATCAACACTACAGAACCTACACAAAGAACCGGACGTTTAATTGTAGGTAAAGGAAAGTCCAAGTTCGACAACACTGGCGAGGACCTTGATCAAGTCGGTGCATTTGCTACAGACTTTAACAACAAGGTAACAGTTCCTAGCCTAGTAGATATTGACCGCTTGACTGCTCGCAGTACAATAGGACAGAAGATACTAGGACCAGTAGCAAACAACGAGTTCCTTGAGAAGATCGTAGGCGGTTGGTCATTCTTAACTCTTGCTGGTCCACGTTATGCAATCCGTAACTCAATCGAAGATTTAATGGTTAACCTTGCTATCGGTGAGACTCCTTGGGGTCTTGCAACTAGCCGTCGTTTAACAACTCGTGTACTTACATCCTTGCAAGAGGCTCGTACTGGTGCAGGAAAATTAGAATCTTGGGCAAACAGCCCATTAGGTTTTGTAATGCGTGTAGTTAATAAAGATGAAGCAGCACGTTACCAAGACGAGATTAAGAAACTTGACGATATTCTTGTTGCTAACAAGGCAGAGATTAAAGAACTTCGTAGAACTATTGAAGAGTCAACAGACGAAGAAGTTATCAAAGAAGCTCGTAATAGAATCTCTGCATTACGCAGAGAAATGGACGTAGATGTAGTCCGTAAGACTCGTGAGATTATGGCAAGTGCTTTGACACAAGGCCGAATCAATAACTTCTTAAAGTCTCAAGGCCGTAAGCCTTTGAACGAAGAGGCGGTAGAGTTTCTTACAGAACAGATTGTCTATGGAGACCTAGAGAATCTACTATCTGTTATCTCAGAAGGCGGATTTAACTTCGCAACTGGTGGTGATTTCTTAACTAGCGCTGTTAACTTTACTAAGTTACACAAGGTAAGATCAACAGAACTACGTATTACAGGACCTAAGCAGAAATACTCACGTGCTCAGGGAGTTATAGGATTTAAGTCTATTGGTGTTACCAATCAAGACGAAGCATCTATGGTTTCCTGGTTATTGCGTATCTCTTACGTAGCTAATGACGAATTAGGTGCTATTGCCGTAGCAAACCTAGACAATCCAGAGGTAGCCATTGCGGCTATTAGGGATTATCTGCGTAAGAATCCTAAGATTGTTGATGATTCAATCTTGAAGGCTAAGAACATTAGCGTTGATGAGCACGCACGTATAGTCTATGATCGTACTCGCAAGGTATTTGAGACACGTCGTGTAGATGCCGACGGTGTAAAGGAACTTAACCGAGATCTTCTTGACAAGGTTCGCACAGTTGATGAGAACGGCGAGTATGTCGTATCAGGTCGTATCTCACTAGAGGACCTATACACACAAAGCGATATGGACCTACCAGAATCTGTACTAGGACCACAACTTGTACCTGTAACAGATAGCGGAAACTACACATCTTCTCTTATGGAGAACGGTTGGCGCTGGTTAGGTATGGCTAACGCACGTATCTCACGTCAACCTATTGTTATTGCTGAAATGCTAGACATTCGCAAAGCAATGCGTAGGACTGGATTTGAAGATGCTTGGATTGCATCCTATACAAAGGGCATTAACCCAGCAGAACAGGGTCTAATTGACCAAGCAATTGAACTTGCAAAGCGTGACTTAGCAACTGTGGTTGAAGAGCGTGCTATTGGACAGACACTGGCTTATATTGATAATCCATTGATTCGTTCACAGGTATCTTTTTCTATTCGTAACTTTGCACGTTTCTATCGTGCCACTGAAGACTTCTATCGTCGTATTGGCCGTGCTGTTCGCTACAATCCAGAGTCAATCGCAGTAGCTGCGCTGACATACGAAGGTATATCACACTCAGGTTGGATTCAAGAAGATGACCAAGGTGAGAAGTACTTTATCTACCCTGGTATTGCACCTGTCTACAATGCTTTCCAAAAGATGCTAGATGGTCTAGGTATTGGTTCTGAGTTTAGAGCACCAATGCCTATTCAGTTCGGCGCACAATTAAAAATGTTAACGCCATCGCTAAACCCAGACTCATTGGTTCCTACATTTGCAGGACCAGTCGCTGGCGTATCTATTAAGACACTAGAGAACATTGTTAATATCTTTAGTCCAGGTGCTGCAGATACTATTACCAGACTTACATTAGGTAAGTATGCGGTAGATCAACCTATTACATCAGCGTTTTTGCCAGCACACGTTAACCGTTTGCTTGGTGCAATGAACCGTGATGAGCGTGACTCACAGTACGCATCAGCACATCGCAAGGCAGTAACCTACCTTGAGGCTGCAGGTCACGGTATTCCAAAGACTTATGATGAAGACGGTAACCTTATTCCACCTACTGCTGAGCAGTTAGAGGAATACCGCCTATCAGTTAAGAATACAACTCTTGGTATTCTAGGTATGCGCTTTGTGTTTGGCTTCTTTGCACCAGCATCTCCTCAAGTACAACTCAAGTCAGATATGGCTGAGTGGGTACGCGATAATGGTCGTGCTAACTTCAAGCAATTATGGAATGATATCAAGGACGAGTATGGTGCTGATTACGACGCTGCAATGAAGCGTTGGGTAGAACTCTATCCTAACCAGATTCCATTTACTATTCCAGAATCAGAGCGTTCAACAGTTGCTGCATTTAGTTATGCTGAAGAAGCTGGTAACTTTGTTGACCAGAATAAAGAAATCTTTAAGCAGTATCCAGAAGCTGCAGCGTTCTTAATTCCACACAAGGGCGGATTCTCTTGGGATGCTTACAAGACTATGACTGATATGGGTCTACGTAAGAACCAAAGAGTAGAAGAGCACTTGCGTAAGATTCAAACAGCCTCAGATCTACAGTCCTATTATGACCGCAAGAATGAATACGAAGATAGTCTTAAGCGTTCTGCAACTGACTACGAAAGAAGTCGCTTGCGTAAGGAATTTACTGCTTGGAAGACATTATTCTTTGCAGGCCGTCCGTTGGTAGCCGAAGAGTTAGCATCAGGTGGACAGAAGAGGATTGATTCTCTTAACGCGCTCAATGACCTTGAGTATATGTTGGCAGACTCAACAGTACGTGCTAAAAGTCCTAAGACATTTGATGCTCTCAAAGAGATGATGAATGTCTACCTTGAATACAAGACAGAAAAGGAACGTTATGATCGCTTCGGTGGTTCACAGGTTCTTATCCAAAACGCAAAAGATAGAACAATTGTAAAGATGCGTGAACTTGCACAGTTCAACGAGAACACGTTATCAGCATACGATTCCTTATTTGGAAATCTACTAGGAGATTAAATTGGCTAAATACTCAGATGATGCTAAGTACGTCAGTGCTTACAATAAAGGATTAGAGGCAAGTAACAAAGCCAAGTTACTACTTGCTGACCTCAATAGACTTAAGCCTGGAACTGCTGAGTATACTTCAACAAAAGCCAAGTACGATTCTGCAAAGAAAACAGCCGATGCTGCAGAAGCAGCACGCGTTAAGCGCAAGAAAGAAATCGATGCCGCTGAGGCAAGTGCAAAGAAGTCTAAAGAAACAAAAAAAGCACAATCTTCAGTAAAGGCAGAAATACCACAACTTGAATACCAGTTGCAGGTTGCTATTAACGAAGGCAATGCTGATAAGGTTAAAGCTGCTCAGGATGCACTAACTGCAGCCCAAAATAAACTTAGAGGTATCAAAGAACCTACTCCATCTAAGGCAGCGGAAGAAGTAGCAGCAGAAGAAGGAGTCCCTCTTAGCCTTACCGACTTCCTTAAGGATGCAATTGGTAACGTAGAAAAGACCAAGAAGTTACAGCAAGGACTTAAAGATGCTGGCGTATACAAGGGTCCAATTGATGGTGTTTTCAGAGCTGAAATCTTAATCCCTGCTGCAACTAAAGCAGAAGAAAAACTAGATATGTATGCCAGCCTTGGGGCTGGCTTTACAGATCGCTTTGAAGGATACAAGCGTTTAGCATCTGGTGCTACAGGTATGGGTGGAACCGGTGGTGTTGGTGAACTACCTATTACTGAGTATCCAACTATCTTTTCTCCAACCGATGCAACCAAAGCAATCAATGATGTATTCAAAGCAGAACTAGGTCGTGCAGCAACTGCTGCCGAAATGAAGATATTTAAGCCATTGTTGCTTGATGCTCAGAAGAAGAACCCTGCTCGCTATGAAACAAGAATTGTTAAAGGCAAGAAGGTAGTTACACAAACTACTGGATTAGATGTTGCAACATTTTTGACCAGCGAACTTAAGAAGAACCCTACACTTAAGTCAGAGATTGAATTGCGTTTAGGTGGTCGTAAGTCTCTAACACTCCAAGACTTAGCCAACACAGCAAAGGCTAATGGATTAGACCTTGCAGTCTTTGGTGATGATATTAACAACTGGGTCAAGCGTGTAGACAACGGCGAAGACATTGACATTTTTAAGAACCTTATTCGCAAGACAGCAAAGATTGGTTTACCAGATAAGGTTGGAGCGCTGTTAGATGAAGGTGTAAACCTTGATGCAGTCTATGCTCCATACAAGAATCTTATGGCTAAAGTACTAGAGGTTAACGCAGACTCAATTAAGTTAGATGACCCAACACTACGTGCTGCTATTGGACCTGATAAGGAAATGCCTATCTATGAGTTTGAACGTGCTCTTCGCAGAGATCCACGCTGGCAGTACACAGACACAGCACGCCAAGAAGTTTCCGATGTCGCACTAGGAGTCCTACAGGACTTCGGATTTATGGGGTAAGCAATGGCAGCAACAGATGCAGCAAATGAGGCACGTTTAAGAGCAGCAGCAAGGGCTGCAGCAGCAAAAAAACAAGCTGATGAAACCGCTTACTACACAAAGATTGTTTCAGGTGGCAAGACTCAAGCGCAAATTGACGCATTAGAAAATGCTCGTACAACCGCAGCCACTATCCGTAAAGAATCTAAGACAAAGACATCACGAGTAGATCCAGAAACAGGTAAGGTTATTACCTCACCTAAAGGAACTCTTGGCGGCATTCCTAGTGGAATTACTGATGGTACTGACCTTAAGGATTTAGGTGTTAAAAAGTTTACAGCTACCGATGGAACTAAATTTGAAGATGAAGATACCTACCTTGCTTACCAGAAGATGCTGGATGAAAAAGAAACAGCAATGGGTATCAAGAAGCGTGAAGGCCAATCTGCCTACGATCTTCTTTACTTACAGTTTGCTCAATACGGTATGGGTTCTTTAGTAGAGCCACTCAAACAATTTATCCAGCAAGGTCTATCTAGGTCAGAGTTTACTCTTCGCTTGCGCGAGACAGAAGCATACAAGAAGCGCTTTGCTGCTAACGCACAGCGCATTGCTAAAGGTCTTTCGGCACTAGATGAGGCAGACTACATTGGCCTTGAGGACCAGTACCAAAACATTATGCGCCAGTACGGACTACCTGCTTCTTATTACACACGTGGTGAGATGGGTCGTCAAGAAGGATTTGAGAAGTTTCTTGCTAACGATGTATCTGCGGCAGAACTTGAAGACCGTGTAATGACTGCACAGAGTCGAGTACTCAATGCTAACCCAGAGGTACTTGCATCTCTTAAGGAATTCTACCCAGACATTACTAACGGCGATATCTTGGCTTACACACTAGATCCAGAAAAGGGTTTAAGTGAGATTAAGCGCAAGGTAACCGCTGCTGAAATCGGTGGCGCTGCTATGCAAGCAGGGCTAAGAACTGGTATGGCACGTGCTGAAGAACTAGGCGCTGCAGGTATTACCAAGGCACAAGCACAACAAGGTTTCCAAACAGTTGCAGAGGTTGCTCCACGTGGTGGACAACTAGCAGAGATTTACAAGCAATCTCCATACACACAGACAACAGCAGAAGCTGAAGTCTTTGGACTTGCAGGTTCAACAGAGGCTGCAAAGCAACGTAAGAAGTTAACATCACTAGAAACTGCCGCATTTGGTGGCAGTGCCGGTGCTGGTGCAATAGCACGAGACAGAGCCGGAGTACTATAAAGCCTGCCACTAGAACGACTGGCCTAGTGGAGCGATAACAAGACCAGGAGTAGGAGCCATACCGTTTCCCCAAACGAATATGAGGCCTGCGCCAACAACTAATAGGGAGAAG